AAACAATAACATATCAGCAGTAGATGGACAGAGTGTCGCTAAACTATTTGCTGACAATCGCAGAAGTTTATTAGGTGCTACACAATTAGCACAAAAAGAATTACCATATGGTAACAGATAAGGAAATATATGGCAGGTTTGCAAACAATATTAAATTTTAGTAATAGCTTAGAAATCAATCGTAGAAAGATGGTTGGTATACAATACACACGTAACGAAATACCACGTGTTAGTTCTACTCCTACACTAAATCCCTGGCGTATGACATTAGAAGTGCCTAGTCGTTTTAAATATTATCAAGCACGTGACTTAATGGAAGCACTAGATACACTAGATAGAATTACACCTGAAATTATAACGTTCAGTAATCTTCCTGCATTAAATTGGATCTTTAGATATCAAGGTGCAATGACTAGTGGACAAATTAATACAGTTACAGTAACTAGTTTTGTAGGTAATCAATTGACATTAAACGTCAGTGGTGTCACAATGGCAAGCACATCAGTGTTATTTCAGCCTAATGATTTAATACAGATTGGCTCATTAAATGAATATCCATATCCATTTACTAGTACAACGCAAGTGCTACGAGGTAGTGGTTCTACTGTTGTAGTTACGACAAACAGACCTAATATACTTACAGGCGTATTAACTGGTGAAGGTATTATTGTTGGTAACACTTGTCAGTTCAATATGTTCTGTCCTAATATGCCAACGTATATATTAAAGCCAGGTGGACAAGCAATGAGTGGCTCAACACTTATCAACAATGCTTACTTAGAATTTAGTGATGCATTTGAATTATATGAATGGGTAGGAGACGCATAATGCAAAATATTCCAGCAGTAGCAAGTGATCCACTAGTACTGTATAACGCAGAATTTGTAAAATTAACAATATACAATGACGTTGCAAATACATCAAACGTTACTATTCATACATTCAGTAGTGCTTATAAGACTGAAACTATTAGTGGACAAACATATACTCCGTTAGGTGGACTATTAGCCGTTGGCGTTCAACAGCGTGACATTCGTGCTACTTCAGCAGATACAAGTTTAAGCTTAAGTGGCATCGATGGTAATAACATTCAATTAGTGTTAGCTGAAAAAGTAAAAGGTAGTAAGTTAGAAATTATACGTGGTTTTTATAACGCTAATGGTATATTGACAAGCAATGCTGCCAGATTTACAGGTATTGTAACAAGCTATAACATTAGTGAAGATATGGACACATTAGGTGATAGTGATAACTTTACAGTGACTATTAATGCAAGTAGCTTTAAAGCAGTATTAGAAAATCGTATTGCAGGTAGAAAAACTAATCCACAGAGTTGGACTTATTTTAATGCTACAGACAGTAGTATGAATAACATTTATAGCATCTCGGATCAAAACTTTGATTTTGGTAAAACACCACTAAGAAAAGCGGCAACTGTTAGTCAAGCACAAGTGGAGTCAACACAAACAACTGAAAGCTTTAATTCAACTGACGGCGGCGGACCTTAACAAATGAAAATAAGACAAGCAAATAAATTTGATTTACCTAATGTGTTAGATATGTTGCGTAATTTTCGCAGTAACACTCCTATTGAAATGATGCGTGAATGCAATAATGAAGAATACATTAGCAAGCTGTTTCATCATATTATTTTAGGCGGCGGAGTTGCATTGATAGCAGAAGATAAAAATACTGCTGGCATGATAATTGGCGTGAAGGATCAAAACATATGGGATCCAAATTTAAAAGTATTACGTGAATTAGTGTATTGGGTAGAACCACAGTATCGCGGTTCTACTGCAGGATATAAGCTATTGTTACAATACAATAAATTAGCGCAAGAGTTAGTTAATGAAAACAAAATTAATATGTACACAATGACTAAAATGATTAACAGTCCTGATTTAGATTTTACTAAATTTGGTTATAAAAAGACTGAAGAAGTCTGGGTAGCAGGAGTATAATATGGCAATTTTTACAGCTATAGCGGCAACAGTATCAGCGGCAGTTGGTGGTGGAATCTTTGGTGCAATCGCAGGTTTTGCCGCAAGAACATTATTGACAATTGGTATTACTAAATTAATTGGTAATCGTGCAGGCACAAGCGGGGCTGGTACACAAGACACTGGCGCAAGGATTCAATTGCCTCCAGCAAGCAATAACAAAGTGCCTGTCGTATATGGTAAAGCTTATGTTGCTCCAATTATAACAGATGCTAAGATTAGTGAAGACCAACGTACTATGTGGTATTGTTGCACATTAGCTGAAGTTACTGATACTGGTAGTTATACATTTGGTGATATCTATTACGAAGGTAAGCGTGTTGTATTTGATGGTACTGATACAAGTAAAGTAGTGCAGTTAGTTACAAATAGCGATCCAGCACAAATTGACGACAAGATTAGTGGTCAACTGTATATGTGGAAATTTCCTAATGGTTCTAGTAGTGGTATCAGTACTGGAGGTGCAAATGCAATTACATTGTTAAGTGACGCTAGTATACCTGCTGATTTGCGTTGGAATAGTGCATTGTACACAACTGGTGGTCAATCAGCGCAAATGTCAAACTTAGCGTTTATTATAGTTAAAGTAATATACAATGACAATGCAGGAACTACATCCTTGAAACAAATGAACGTTGAACTAACTAACAGTTTGGATGAGCCTGGTTCTGTTATAAAAGATTATCTACAAAATGTAAGATATGGTTGCGCTATTCCTATCGCTCAAATTGACACTGCTAGTTTAACTGCACTAGATGTTTATTCAGCAGAACAGATTACATATACACCTGTTGGTGGCGGCAGTGCTACACAAGATAGATATAAAATCAATGGACCTATCAATACAGGTCAAAACTGTTTAACTAACTTACAACAGTTAGTTGATGATTGTGATAGTTGGTTACAGTACAATGAATTGACTGGTCAGTGGAAAGTTGTTATCAATAAAGAATTTGATGGCGCTATAGGTGATTTATATAAAGTAACAGATAGCAATCTAATGAGTGGTATCAATGTTAATCCTATTGACTTGAACAGTGCTTATAACATATTAGAAGTGCAATATCCTAACAATGTAGTGAAGGATCAAACTGACTATGCAACATTTAAGTTAGTTGATTATGCGCCTGAAGTAATGAGTCCTAACGAACCAGAAAATATATTGACTGTGCAGTATGGACAAGTTAATAATTACATTCAATCTGTATATCTAGGTCAGCGCAGATTATTACAGAGTAGAGAAGATTTAGTTATTGATTTTACATTAGACTATAGCGGCATACAAATTGAAGCTGGTGATGTTATTACAGTTAAGTTTGAACCATATGGTTGGGATGTAATGAACAGTGGCGAAGGTAAACTATTCCGTGTATCACAGGTACAAGAAGCAAAGATTGATGATGGCACATTGGGCGTAAAGATATCAGCATTTGAATACAATGCTACAATCTATGCTGATAATCCAATTCAAGATTTTGTTGCCGCAGACAATACAGGTTTAACTGATCCAAACATATTAGGAAGACCTGACGCACCTACTATTGCAAATGTTGTATTAGCTAACAGTGGTGCAGTCGCATCATTTAGTATGACTAGCTCTGTGCCTAATGTTGGTAGTATTACTATGTTTGATTTTAACTTAGGCAATAGTAGCAATGTTGAAACACATAAATTATACACTACACTACAAAGTGGCGCTGGTGCTCCTTTTACTGCAGGTGAAACATTAACGATTACAGTTAACGATCAAAAAGTAGGAACGTATTATGGTAGTGTAACTGCTCGTACAACCACTAGTGGCGTACAGTCTTATAGTTCAGGTGCATTTAACTGGGTTGCTGGATTACAAGCAAATAGCGTAACTGGTGGTGCTAATGGGGCAATTCAAAGTAATACAATTACAAATACTAACATATTACCATTAGCTATTCTTGGTGGTAGTCTCGCAAATGCTACAGTTACGTATAGAAGCATGGCTGCAAATTCAGGAGCGCAAGCACCAATTGCATCTACAGGATATGACGTACAGCCAAATACAGGTCCGCCTTTAATACTTCCAATTAATATCACTGGAGCAAATTTATTAAACACTGTTCCAGTATATATTGATGGCACGACTGTAGGTTTAAGTGATTATTTGCCATACTATAGTGGAACTGCTAGTACAGCCGATGGTTACGCTAACAATAGTACAGGGCAATTTACACCATGGGGCACAGCTTATGCCGAAAGAGATAATGGTGACTTAGATTGGTATTCTTTTATCGGCACAACAACAGGCAATATTATTTTTCCATCAGGAACACAATATATTCAAAAACTAAATGCTCAATTTGTTTCCGATGCAGATACAGCAATACAAGTTGCATTTTGGGTACGTTTTACAACAGATGGACCAAATGCAGTTTCTACAAATGATGAATTTATAACAACAATTAATTTACAGGCGGATGTTCCTTATGTACATAATGAAGAAGTTACAATTCAAAATCAGGGCGGAGACGTAGATAAAACAGGATATGTTATTAGAAACATGGTTTCCGGTAGTCGTGTTTATATAACTAGAGCACAGTATAAAACATTCCAATACTTAACATAAATACAATATAAGGAAAAGAAAATGAGTTTATTATTAAACGGATCAAAGACGATCACAATCGCTGGCACAGAGATGCAATGTATAGAGATATACACAGGAGAAGCGTATACTTTTCCTTTTCAGTTTACTGACAGCGTAGGTAATGCAATCAATACTACTAGTTGGACATTGGGCACTGGCGTAAAATACTATGTTGCTGATAACATTGTGTATAATGCTGACATACCAACAGAAATTGTAGTAGGTAACTTATCATTAACTGGTAACACATACACTGGTGGTAATTTAACAGCGGCTTTCACTACTCCTGCAACTGGCACTGGTTATTTGTATATACCAGCAGACTTAACTGGTGCTACTGGTGGTGGTCCAACAATAACACTAGCTAACAGTGCGGCAAATACAAACATTGCTGTTGTTACATTAACTGTAACACGAACTGACGCATTAAGTACAAGAGTAAGTATAAGTAAAGAACCAATTGGAATGATTGTGAGATATCAATAATGTCTGATATAAACTTAGATTTTACAGTTAGCAATAACAGTATTGACTTTACTGTTGAAACTAACGATATAACAATAACACCTGAAGAAATTCAGTTAACTATTAATTCTAGCTACAGTCCAGGCGCGGGCGGTAATATTACTGAATTGCAATACAACAACGGTAGTTTACTAGCCGGTATCCCTACAGCAACTTACAATGGTTCTAATCTTTCATTGGGTAATGTCGCCAATTTAAAAATTACTGGTGGAACAAATGGTTATGTATTACAAACTGATGGTACTGGTAATTTAGATTGGGCGGCTGCTGGCGCCGGCGGCAATGGATCACCTGGTGGCAGTAATACACAAATACAGTATAACGATAACGGCACGTTTGGTGGCAACGCTGGATT